ATTCACCAATATAGTCTGGTACTGGTGGTTTTTCTTTCTTTTCTTTTTTTGCTTTGTTAACAGACTTACGATACTCAACCATAGCGGCTAAGAATTCTTTGTTGTTAACATAGTGTTCGGATTTCTTTTTTGTTTTTGCCATAATATACTCACTTTACATTAATTTTAATTAAATGTCAATGTTCATTCCAAGGTTGACATTTCTTTTTTTGTCCGTATAATAACGGTGTCCGTTTGCATAAAGACACCTAGTGTAGTGTAGGAGGATCCTCATCCTCATCATGCATAAACTCATCAAAGATTTCATTTAACTTTTTATTATTTTCGGGGGTCAAGGCCTCTCTCTGATATTGTTTATCTTTTCTAGGTTCTTCCATTTTATTATAGTTGTTGGCAATCGTGTTATAACTAACAACCATTTCAGGTGAGGCGTTTGTAATAGTTAATATTTTATCTTTTGGAATGGTCACCACATTATCATTCGTATAATTTGTCCAACGAATCAAAGCAATGTAATCTCTAAAGCCAGTAGGCGTTATTTGAGGTACATACTTAATTTGTAATGGTTTGTTTAACCGAATCAATATAGACTTATCTGGTAACTGCTTATCACCGATAGGCATATCGGTAACAATATCATCACCGTTAATTAGTTTTACAATTTTAATTTGTTGTTTCTGCATTGTTCAGCTCCACATTATGGATTTCATAATCAAAATCTTCCTCGCTGTATATATTTATCCTTTCCCTAAAATGAGCTAGTGTATAGTTCTCTTTCTCATTGTAGGTAAGGTCATCTGAAATATCGTATAATGTCGCATGACTATTATTGTCTTTTAATCTTAAACCTCTACCAATAGATTGTAAGTTTCTTATCCTAGATTTGGTAGGACTAGCAAAAATAACATTATGCAAATTCCTAATATTAATTCCAGTTGAGAAGGTTCCGAACGAAGCCACGATAATGGCGCCGTCAGATTTTTCCGTAATTTCTCGTATCTTTTCTCGTTCATCTGCGTCAACTCCTCCATGTACATAAAATACTTGTTTATCGGTTGCTTTGTTTTTTATCATTTCGTATAAGTCTTTACCATGTTTTTCTACATACTGAAATAAACATAGTGTATTACCTTGTAGGCCAGCGGCCAAGTTTCTAATATATTTGTTTCTCTTATCACTCTTAACAATATAATCCATTTCATCTTGATAGTTCATACCAAAACAATGTTTACTTTCCGTTTTACCGTGTTTTAAGACCAAACAATATATCTTGAGCTCAGCTAGTTTGCCTTTCTCCATAAGTTCCGTTGTGGTTACTACTTTATTTACAGCACCAAATAGGCCTTCTAATACTAATTTGTGAGTTTTTGTGCCGTCTAAAGTACCAGTCATACCGACCTTATATGGGCATTTTTCTAATTTTGTCAATATTTTTGTAAGAGATACGGCCTTAAATAAGTGTGCTTCGTCACCTATTAACATACCTACATCTTTAAACCATTTTTTTGGTAAGTTATAGATAGATTGCCATGTAGATATTATTACAGGTTTATTTGTTTCTTTGGAATGACCTTGATAGATTCTATGTACATTTCTATCAGGTGACCAACCATAATCTTTAAAGTCTTTAAATAATTGTTCTACCAGAGAGGTAGTCGGAACGATAATTAATAGTTTCTTTTTACTTTCTTTTAACCGAAGAATGTTAAACCTAACAAGAAGATAAGTAATAAGAGATTTTCCACTAGCTGTGGGTGAAAGTAACAAACACCTATTTTTTTTAGTTGCATATACAAATGCCTCCTTTTGATAATCTCTAACCTTAAAAGGAATATTTAGTGCCTTGATAAATTCATCAACCTTACTATCATCAACTTTAGTATCTTGTATTTTGGTACCATCAACAACTTCAATGTTATTCTTTTTACACCAATCTAATATGTAAGGATATAAACCGACATATATCTGTCCAGTTGCATATGAATATAATCTTATTTTGCCGTCCCATACTCTATTACGGTATTGAGGCATAAATTTAAAACCAGGCACCTCAAAGGTAAAGTATTCTCCAAGTTCTCTACGAATAGAATCATCTGCCTCAACTTTGAGGTAGACATCATTTTTCTTTTCTAATACGATATATCTAATATTGGGCACTATATAGCTCCACTAGTAAACTTTCGCCATTCAATGGCATTTTTTATTGTGAAAGTTTTATTAGTGATTTGCCTTATAGTTCTATCTAGGAAGTCAATTGTTGTATTTAAGTAATCAACTTTTTGTTTTGCCTTTATATACATTTCATTTGATTGTATATACTGGTCTACATCTTGTCTTAATAGTTTAAAATTAAAAGGCTTTTCTGCATAAACTGAAGCGTCTGCCTTGCCAGTATAATACTCCCATAATACCTTTTTGGTCGTAGCCAAGTCTGCTTCTGCTTTGCTTAGTAACAACTTAAACTTTGTTAAGTGTTTCATATATTTGTTGTGTAATTGAGGTAATCTTAATGATTCCAAGTCTAACTCGGTCTCATTAATTTTTAAATCTTTATCTGCTAATTCTTGTAACTTTTCTAAATCCATAATGTTGCCACCTTATCATAATTATTAAAAAATGTAAAGTCCTAACTGGTTGTAACGCTAGTCCTTCCAGCACCTTTTGTTGCAAATTCATATATCTTATATGAGAAAACAACGGTTGCCTGTAAGTAGTCAATGTCCGTTGCTTGTTGATTGAAGTTAAGACTTGTTAATGATATTGGAAATACATTTGAAAATCTAACTTCTATATTAGGGTTATTTTTACTTGTCAAAATGTTTAGTGTTGCGTCTGAAAATACAGGACCTAATGGCACAGGACCACCTGTTACTTTACCACCATCTGTATTTGTTTGACTAGAACCTTGCGTTGGAAACCTATCAGCACCTGCTTTTACTAGATTTGCGAATTCAGTTCTTGATTTAGGAAAACCTAAACCTGTCAACCAACCATGTATTTCTCTATAGTTTTCTAAATTTTCATCAACCAAAAATGTTAATTCTAAATCTTGAAATGTAATTTTTTCACCAGGTAAAGGTATATCTGCAAGTGGTGTTTGTTGTTTAATTGAAGATAAACTAATACCAGGTAAATTAACTGCCGTGGCAAAAAATTCTACCTTTGGCAGTTTTGTTATTGCAAACTTAAACTGCGTTGGACTTGCATAGTCCATTTTAGTAGGTTGTCTTTGAATTCTATTTGTAGTAGTCATAATACTATTTATCCATCCTGGAGGAAGGCCAAAAAAAAGGGCGCCGAAGCGCCCTCTTTAATGTTGTTGAATACTAACCAGTATTACATTAAGTTTGCAACTTGCACTCTTTGGTAATATCTGTTTGAGTTAGCAGAACCAGCGTCATTTACTGCTGTAGCAGCACCTGAAATCGCACCAGTTTCAGCAAAAGGATTAGCGATTAAGCCGTATCTTGTTTTGAAACCGATTTTTGGTTGGAAAGTATCTTGACCAACTGCTCTAACCATTTGTAGAGGCACATATGGACAATAGAACATACCAGCGTCATAAGGTGAAGTACCTTTATAACCTACTACATAGTATTGTTTAGCTGCTGAGTTAGCAGAATATGGGTCAATATATACTTTGAATCTGCCGTTTAGGACACCTGCGAAAGTGTTTCCTGTGTCGTCAACATTCAAATTGTTGTTTAACGCTGGAGTGTAATCTAAAACTCCTGCCATTTGAAGAGCACTAGCAACATCTGAAGAACAGATAATCATATTACCTTTTCCTCTTCTTGTTCTTTGTGCTATTCTGTTTGCGTCCCTTTCTAATTGGAACATCAAACCTTTGAATCTTTCAACTGACCATCTACCGTTTGAGTCAGTATCTAAATCAAAGATACCAGCAGTTGTTGTATTTACAGCAGCGCCTTTTTCAGCGTTTGTGTAAACCGTTCTTACTACTTCTCTGTTAATCTCAGCAAGAATTTCTGCTGATAAGATGTTAGCAAGTTCTGTTTCAGCGTCTAAACCGTGGATTGCTTTAAGGTCTTGAGCGAGTTCCATTGTGTACTCTGCTTTAAGAGCTCTTGATTTCGCTGTAACGGTTGATTTCTCGATTGAGAAAGCCATTTCAGCAAATGCGTTTCCACTAGCGTCACCTAATGCTTCAGCAGCTGCTGTAGTCATTGCAGTACCTGTTGTGTAAGTACCTGGTGAACCGTCATTTAGTACGGCTGGGGTTGCACCGGAATTAGCAGTTGATGAATAACCATCAACACTTGAACCAGCTGCGTTTCGACCAGAAAAGTCTGTGTCAGCTTCGTCAAACATTGCTTCGTTTCCAGTTTGTGAAGTATATCTACTTCTCATTGCGAAGATTAGTCCTGTTGGACCAGTCATTGGTTGAACACCAGCGATATCGTAAGCGATAAGGTTAGGCATTGCTCTTCTTACTAATGAAATTAGGATTGGATCCCAATTTGCAATAGATGAACCAGTTGCGTTTGTAGGCGCAGCTTCAGATAAGAATGCTTGGTCTTCCTTAGCAGCTCTTTCTTGGTTTTCCAAGATAACTGATGTAACGGCTCGTCTGTATGAGTCCTTGATTTCTGGTAAATCAGGGTGCTCTAACACAGGCTGCCATTTTTTTTCGTGTGTTTCGGATAAGTACATTTTATTTTCTCCCTTTTTCCGTATTTACTAAAGTTTTAAATCTTTAGTTTTGCTTATAGCGGCAGTGTAAGCAGCCATAGCTTTCGATAAATCCTCAT